AAGAATATGTTCCTTTTGAATCTCTTTGCTGCTTATCTAAAAAATAAGCTACATCTGTAGGTATTCTGGAAGTTGGTTTTCCTAATCCAAGTTCATCACTAACAAATTTAATATCTTTTTTTTTTTCAAATAAATCTAATGGTTTTTTATTTAAAATTTCACTACTCATATTATAACTATGGAGTTAAACTAATATCTGTTTCTTGTTCTAACATTTGCCAAACTTCTTTTCTATTTTTATATTTATTAATAAAATCTTGGTATCTTACATCTTTCATTAAAGGATATACTTGTTCTTTTAAATGTTTGTCTGTAATCAAACCTCTATTAAATTCTATGGAATCAGTATCTTCGTCTGTATTTAATATTGGTACTTGCATACCATTTGTTTTATTAATAATATATATACCATTTACATCTGATATTCCAAAAGCGTCAGCATCTACAGCAATTAAATCATCTATTTCATTAAATGGATTTATTTTACCTTGATCGTGAAGTGACTTAATATAAGTTTTAATAGATATGTCGTGATAGTCTGGTCTGTTTTGTTTTCTTGGAACTAACATTCCAAAAATATCTACTCTATAATCTCTTTCAATATTATTTTTAACAGATTCTAAAATTTGATCTTGATCACCTCTTCTAATTTTATAAAGAAGATTTGATTGTCTCATAACAAGACTTTCTATTTCATCTAAATTAACAGCATCTTTTGCAAAAAAACTATTAGCAATATCTTTTGATACACTTGTAATTTTTTTAGAATCTATAATTAATTTTTTAACATCTTGAGTATTTTTATTTTTATAATATCTTTGATAATCAGATACAGCATTTTCAAAAGTTGCACCCATATTATCAATCATAAAATCTAAAGCATCATAAAAATCTATTTCATCTTGAGTTAGTTTCATTCCACCTTTTAGGTAAGCATCTGCTCCTTGAGATTTATAATTTTTATAAATATCATATGCTGATTGAACTACTTTAATATTTCCTGTTATAGCAGCATTTGTAAATCCAGCTTGTAAAACATTTTTATGTGGTTTGAAAACACCATTGTTATTTATTGCTATTTCAGCAATTTGATTACCTTGTGTTATATTTCCAGAACTAACCAAATAATTTAACCCATCTGTTTTTTCTTTATCAGAAAGATGTATACCCATGTTATTCAACATACCATCTGCTATTAAAGTTATTTTTGACGCTTCTGCAAAATCTTTTTTTAATTTCTCTCTATCATTATCAGTTAAAAATTTTTTATCATTTAATGTAGAAATCATTTCCAATGATTTGTTAAAATTATTTTCATCTAAGGTTGTTTGAAAATCTATTTTAAATAAATTATTTTCTAAATTATCTAAATCTAATTGTTTAGTGGATGGAGCATCACCAAAATGTGTAGCTTTACTATCTAAATCAGAAAACATTTCATTACGATAAAATAATTTTTCTTGCTCATCTTTTGCTGTTCTGTATTTAGATAAATTTAATTGAAAATTTGTTTCAAAATTATATGCTGTTTGTTTATCTAATTCATTTCTTGATAATTGTGCTACTTTATAATTTCTTCTAACCAAATCATAATTAAACTTATCTTGCATTATTTTTTTAATTCTTTTGTTTTCTATTTGATTTAATTTTTGATTAAATAAAAAACTAGATTGTGTTTTAAATATTTTTTGAGCTTCTGATGGATTAAATTGTTTTGAAGATTGATCTTGTATTTGATCTAGTTCAGTAGATAATTCTAAATATTGCTTGTCTGCTTCTGCTTTTTCAGCAATCATTCTTTCTCTTTCATAATATTCTGCAATTTGAGTTACAGGTTTTACTAATGCAGCAGCAGGAGTTGCAGTAGGAGATAGTTGCAATCCTGTTCTAACACTTGGTGCTTCAGTAGTTATTGTTCCTCTAGCTTGAAATGTAGGTATCTTTGGCATTAGAATGATCCTTCAGTTGCTGTTAAATCTGTAATTATTTGTGTTTCTCCACCTAATAAAGATTTACCATAAGGTGCTAAAGCACTAGCAGCTTGACCATAATATCCTATAGCTGCTGCTCTACCTTGTTGTCTTGCAAGTTGACCTTGCATTCTAGCAAAGTTAGCTTGTTCAAATGCTCTTGCTTGACCAATTTTAGAGTTGTATTCTATTATATTTTTTTCTATTTCAGATTGTTCGGCATTAGATCTTAATATTTTTAAAGCAGTACCAGATAATTCTGCACCAGATTTTAATACAGATACTTTTGTTTCAGATTGTAGTTGTTGAAACTGTTGATCAAATCTAGCTAAATCTAATTCAGTTCTCTGTTCTATTGCTTGAGCTTCTTGTTCAGCAACTTGTGCATTTCTTTCTTGGATAGCTTGATTATATTTTCCTGTTGCTGATGCTTGTCTAGCAGCTATTATAGATGTTCCAGCAGTTATTGCAGCAGTCCAACCCATTAGAATAACCTCGCATACATATATTGATCTGAACCATCAAAGCCAAATTTTTTCATTAATCCTTCTTCCTCTAAACCTAACCACTTAGCAAATTTTAAGCCAGTTGTATAGTCAGCTCTTACAGCAGTTTGAACTCTATTGATATTATTTTCTTTAGCAATTCTTGCAAAATCTTTTCTTATAGCTTTCGCTACAAGTAATGAATGATCTAAAGCATCTTTAGTAGCTAACACCCAACCTTCTGCAACACCATTCCAAATAATTTTCATACCTGCAGCGAAGATAGGTTTACCATCAATCATACCTGTAAATGCTAAGTTATCTTGTTCTAGGTTCTTTGCGTTACCATCAAACTCCATATCCTTATCCATTAATGTATGATTCATTTGTTGCTTCATAATGTATGCTCCATGCTCTCCTGTATATCTTACTATATTTAATATTCTATCCATCGTTAGTTTGAAGTTTAGGATATAAAGATAGTATCGTCAAAGGTAAAGGTTGGTTTTGTCTTACAAATATAAAACCATCTGTCTCGTAGTTACCTCTAAACTCTATTTCTTTATCACCTGTAAATACATTGATACCACTATCCATTGCGTTAGCTGAAGATCTAAATGGTATTCGTTCCATGTTATCTAGATCTGGACCAATCTCCACACCAATACTTTCGTAAAGTCTAGCAGTAATTTCATAGATTCTTTTAGTTTTACTTTGTGATGTACCATTCTGTGAACCAGCATCTATTCTCATTGTTTGTAATAAAGATGTATAGCTTAATCCAATTTTAACTTTACTTGCAGATCTACTTAAAGTTATTTCTCCAGAGCTAACTACAACATCTGGATGTGTTGCACCATCAGCTAATACTGAAACTGTTTGACCTTCAAGATGAGCAAGACCAGATATAGTTGTAACTGCAGATCCATTATAAGCTAATTGTGAATCTAAAAAGTTAAATGATGTATCATCTGCTTCATCAAAGTCATATTGATTAATAAATTCTACATATCTTTTTGTTGCACCATTGATTGTTCTTTTTATAATTACCCATGTTTGATACTCCGAATCATCTGTAGGAATTGTTGCAACACTTTCACAAACTGAATTACCACTTCCAAACGCACCACCAAAAATATGTCTGTGCCAAGCAACTACTTGCTGTTCTCTTTGATAAGTTAGACCAACTAATTGACCATCATTTCTAGCACACCATATAACTTGATTAGGTTCTTGTTGATATGATAATTGTTTAAATCCACCTTCTGAAATATGTTCGGCAAGGATAGTTAGATCTGGAGCTATGTAACCATCAACATCAAAGTTGTATGCTAGTTCTCTTAATTTTCTTTTAGCTCTTTGTAAAAATAAAGTTGCGTTACCAACAGCTAGAGCATCTACATTTGCTGCACCATTGTTAGATTGTTTTTTAATTAATATGTTTGTAGGTGTAATAGCAATATCAGTACCACCACCACTAACTGCAAACTCACCCCCTGCAGTACCAATGATTAAAGTTCTTGTAGCTGTCATAAATCTAATTGCATTTACTTGGTTAGATGCAATCGTATAAATAATAGCATCATCATCTGCTACTGTTCCATGATAGTTATCATCCATATTTTCATAATCACCAGACTTAGAAAAGAATAATGTTTGTGGTTGAGATAAGGTTGCTGCAAATACTAATCTTTGTTCAAAGAAAGTTACGCAAGAAGGATGACCAGTAGTAGAACTAAAAGAACCTAAAGCAAAATCAGTTGTAGATGAACCATTTGATATATCAGATAACACTTCCATATCTACTACAGTTGATGATGTGTAGCCTGTAATTTTTACATGACCATCAAGAATATGAACTAATCTACCAACATCTGTAGCCAACCAACCTTGATTAGAATTAACTCCAGTAGTTGATGATAAGGTTAATGTACCTGTATGACCAGCATTAGTATGTGATGCTGTCATAGTTGTTGTTTCAATATTATGATCCATAAATGGACCATTCGTAAATTCAACACTTGCTAATGACCAAGATGTATGACCTGTTCTAGATAATTTTTTTACTGGATGATTAGGATGACAAATGTACATAACATCAGCAGATTGTGCGAACTTAATATCAAATAGTTCTGCTTCTAAATAAGGTGATGATATTTCATAAGCTGAACCACTAGATAATATTTGACCATCATCTTTGTAGAAACGAATGTATTGATTACCAAACTCCAGCATATAAGTTTGTGTTGTACTAAATTCAAAAGGAATTAATCTTGTTTCTTTAGAGCTATCTTTTACTTCTGCTACAAACTGTGTGCCACTTCTTCTTGCTGCACTTCCATGAGGAAACACAATCATGTTTTCTAAAGTCTTACATCCTGTAGGATATTTTTGTAAATCATTTCTACCATCTAACCTAGGTGATAATTCACCACCTGTGAAGTTCGTTAATTGAACAGCAACTCTAGCCATAGGTTAGTACCTTGAGTTTATAAAAGTAGAAGCTCCCATTACATCTGCTTGACCATTATCTGGATTAGTATTGTAACCTTCAGTAGCATCTACAAATCTAGCTTCTTTTAATTTATCTTGAAATAAATTATACATATTAGAAGCAACAGGATTAGATGATGTTACTGCGTATGCAATATCAGCAGCTAATGCAGAAGATATTGTTTCTCTTAACAACTCATCATATTGATTGGGATCTGTAATTCTTGCAACATATTGTATCTTAACTGTTCCATGATTTGCTACAATCTTTCTACCTTCAATCTTATAATCATAATCGTAATTTAAAATTGTTAAAACTCTCAAGCAATCAGCAGGTAAAGTAAACTGATAACTAAAACCCCATGAAGGAGTTTCTGTATCTTTTGCAAGTTCAACTCTTTTAATTAAACAATTCCATGGGTGAGATCTAAATAAACTATCTCTAACTTGTGTGTATCTTGCGTTGCAAAGTCTTGCGTTCTTTGAATCTTCTGTAAGTGTTAAGATTGTTGATGCACCAAGTTGGTTTAATGCTCCATTACAAATGTCTACTACTGATGCCATACTACTTCCTTATAATATATTTTCGCCTTATCTGTCTATCTTTTTCTAAAGCAAAAATTTCTTCTGTTGTTCTCTCTTCTTTACTGTCAAACCCATAATGATTCTTACTATCATTTTGAAATCTGTCTACTAAAATATACCTATATACATAATTATCTTTTTTAAAATGCATTACAGGTTTTAAATCTTGTATCTTTTTCATGCACTTTAAGGGGTTTCCACTCTCGCTTCCACCCCTTAAAATTTTATTTACTATGCTTCGTGAGCTAAGATTTCTACAACTTTTTCTTCTTCCATTCTAGTTGCACCGAATGCAGCAGAATAGTAGACTTGAGTTGCGTAACCTTTGTCTGATCTTTCATCAATTCTAGCAGTTGAATCTTTACCAACAGCTAATGCAAGACCATCTTGTGCGAAAGCAAAACATTTTCTTTTGCTTGAAGCGATTGACAATCTGTTAGATACACAAAAGTTGAATCCTAAGAATGTACTTACATCACCTTGAGCTAATGCTTTTACTGTGTTGAAGTCGCTTGAAGTTACTTCAGTAGTTCCTAATAGGTCTGTAACCTGTTTAGGAGATACTACGATGTATCTTGGAATTGACGGATCAACACTAGCTAAGTCAAGAATCTCTTTTGCTTCTCTAAGTTTAGCAATAGTTAAACCTACAGTTCCAGCTTCAGCGATTTTTTGACCAGAAGGTAATGCAACAGAAGTACCACCAGCTACGCCAGTATCAGCAGCACCAGTTGCAGCAGTAATGATAGCATCATCCATAGCTCTACCCATTGCAAAAGCAGCAGCTTGTGCATAGCTAGAAGTAGGATCTACTAACATTCTTACTTTATCTAGATCGTCTACAAGATCTGCGAACTCATAGTCAACAAGTGAAACTCTTCTTCTTGAGTGAGGAGTATCTGCTTGTGGAGTGTCAGAGTGTCTAGTTGATCTTACTGTAGCAGTAACGCTTCCGATTTGGTCGAAGAAAGCATTCTTTCCTGTAACAGATTCAAGTCTCACTTTATCTCTTAAAAGTGATCCTTTTTGTTGTGATAACATTTGTATGTTTGAACTGTATTGTTCTACAAATGCTTTTGTTATTTCAGTTGACATATTATGTCTCCTTAATTGTTAAGTTAATGTTAAAACAAAAACAGAGACGTTATCAGAAATTCTGGCTTCTCTTGGATTTAAAGTCTTTTAGACTACAATTCTATTCTTTGTTGTCAGTAAGGTTCTTTCGAATTGTCTTACTTTTCTTAGGCGAACTTTCATTCGCCTTAGAAATCCATTTATAATATTCTTCGCAGATTGGCAAGGGATTAGATTTTTGATTCTCTGATCCACTCTCTACAACAATACGAAGTATTTCTAATCTTAAATCTTCTTTATCCATTAATCATTGTTCTTAAAGTAAATACTTGTTGAACTACTTTGTCATGATCTGGGTGTGCTTTATTCCAGTATGGACCATTAGTATCATTAACAAGTTTACTAATTTCAGCTTCATAGTCTGTACCTCGATCAGTATTTTCACTCTCTGTACTTATTAATTTATCTTCAGATAATATGTTTGCAATGTTTGCAAAACCTTTAATAACTTCTGGATGATCTCCTAATCTTGTACCATCCTTTAGTTCCATATCTAAGATTTGTGGATTCATATTTGCTTTAGCAACTGATCCAGCTTTTTTAATGTTAGCATCATAGTTACCACCCCACTCTTTACGAAGTTCAGCTTCTGCATTCGCTTGAGCAGTTTCAGTATCTATTCTTGCTTGTTGCACAGATCCTTCCATAGAATTTTTATAAAACTCTAAGATACCTTGTGCTTGTTTATTATTTAAACCAAGTTGATGAGCATTCTCTGCAAATTGTTTTATTGCACCTTCATCCAATGGAGCTGTTTCTGATTTTACTTCCAACTTGTATTTGTCTGCAGATTCTGGTCTACCAAGTTTTCCATATACTTCATTCCATTGATCTTCTGTTGAGTTCTCATTTGGTACTGCAACTTTGTCTTGACCAATCATTCTAGTTGCGTTGATATAACTTTTAGCTAACGCATCTATTTCAGTAAACTTAGAAATGTTTGGATCGTTTCTAAACTCTTCCGAGATTGTTTCTTTCCAAGACTTAACAGCAGTTGGTTGTTCAGTTACTTGAGGAGTGTCTGTAGTAGTTTGTGTTGTCTCTTCTACAGGCACATCAGTTTGTGTTATCTGTTCACTTGACATTCTTATTCTCCTTTTGTAGCATTTGTTTTATAAATAGAAGTACGCTACGTTGACCTTCCATATATGCACTCTCATGGCTATCACCTTTTACATTGGTGGTAGAATGATAATGACATCTTTTTTCTAAGTCAGACAAAACCTCTTTGCCTTCGTCTGTATTAAAAATATATTGATAGTTGTCTCTAAGTTTTTTTACTAGATTCTCTAGCTGTTTATTTGTTTCCATAAATTATTCAACATCAGCGTTTGCCAAAGCCTGTGCTTCTTCTGGTAATGCTTTTGCTAATGGTGCGACTTTTCCCCCTGCTTCTGCTAGTTGTTGTACTTGTTGCATCTGTTGCATTTGCTCTTGTTGTTGTGCTGCTTGTTGTCTTTCAGCATTCAATTCAGATTGTGGTTTTAATATTTTTTGTGGAACACCTACTATGTCTGCTAAGTGTCTAACCAACTTATCCATATTGATATGATCGAATACTGGAGCAACATTTGATAAGCTACCCATAATCTCAATAGCTCTCATGATTGATTGTAACTCGCTAGACTTTTGTGCTTTAGCTAGTGGAGATACATATTCAATTTCTATATCTGTACCTGCTAAAAATTCTGGTGCAGGTCTAAATAAATTCTTTCTAAGTATTAATGCAAATGCTCTATCGATTAATGGTTTTAATAATTCAGATTGAAGTCTACCCAAAACTGGTCCAAGTAATCTCATCTTCTCTTCGTTACGTTGGATAACTTCTGTCGCTGTCATTTGTGGACCATTCTGCATCATAAGTTGATTTACATAGAAAGCATTTCTAATTGAGTTTCTTCTTTGCTCTTCCATATTTAAACCTAGTGGAGTGTTCGCACCAATGTTTAATGGTTCAATTCTATCTCTAGTTCCTGCTCTGTAAAAATTTAAACCACCTGGTACTGTTCTTACAGGTAACATAAAACCATCATCTGGAACTAACAAAGGTGGATCAACTTGTTTCTGTGCAGACTTGATTGTAGTCTTTGACATTTCATTTAGCATCTTAACGTCTGGCAAAGCTGTCATTGCTGGAGATCTACCATAGATTTCGTGTGATGCTTTTAAGTATCTTGGTACTACAAAAGGAAACTCTCTAAAACCAGATACAGATAATTCATCTCCACTATCTGCGTCTAAGTAAACAGATTCAAAAGGCATATTATCTTTGTCTTGTTTCTTTGGATCAAAGTCAGATCTAGGATATACTGCGTGAAGTATCTCTACTTCTTCGTAAGGATCTTTCTGTGCTTTCGTTGCGATGTTCATTGATACATCACCAAACTTTTGCATTACTGCTCTTGCAGATAAACTAAACTTTCTAAATACTGTATCGATTCTTCCTTTGTCATTTTCTGCAATAAAGATTTCGTTAATGTGTCTTGTAGAAAATTTTAAAATATCTTCATCATCTTCTTCAATAAACATTGCAGCAGTTCCAAATGTAATTAGATCATGATACAGTTCAAATATTTCTTGTTGGAAGTTAGACTTATTAAATGCAGAGTACATAACTTCTGTTGCATCTTCTAACCATTCTTTTGCTTCATCCTCATTCTCCATATCGTTTTGTTTGAATCTTAAAGAGAACCAAGGAGTAGATGGGTTTGTCAACATACCATGTAGTGATGCTGCTAATAGTTCTACTGATTGTAATGGTGAGCCATCAAAAATAAGTTCTGTTCTTTTATCACCTTTAGATCTTGTTTTAGTTACATCTGCTTTTCTTGGTTGCATATAATCTGCAACTTCTTGCCAATGACTTTCCCAGTTTTGTCTTTGTGCTTTTAAACGATCATATCGTTTTAATAAATTTTTTGCTTTATCTGTTTGTGCCATTATCTACCTAATAAACTTGGTTTGCCTAATGTCAAGCTACCAGTTGCACCAGTAACACCTGTCATGATTGTTGGAGATCTTCCTTTAGCTTTTACTTTTCTTTTTCTTAACAAGATTGGATCTTCAGCATCTGTTGCTGTACTCTGTGAAACTTCTGCAGTAGTTGGAGCAGTTACTGTTGGAGCTTGTACTACTTGACCACTCGAACCTGTTGCACCACCATCATTACCACTAACAGGTTGATAAGAAGCACTTGATTTAGTTTGGTATGCACTACCTTCATAATCTAATTCTTTCTGCATTTTTGATTTTTCTGCTGATTTTTTTACACCTCTAATAGCAGCTCCTAAAATTCCACCACCTTTAATAAATTCTACAACTTTATTTTTTTTCTTAGGTGGCTCATATCTTCTTTCTCCACCCCCACCAGTTGATGCACTAGGAGATCCCATTACTTACCAAATGTTAAAGAAGATTTAGTTTCAGATTTAACTTCTGTTTTTACTTCTGACTTAACTTCTTGATTAATACCTACACCAGTATCTAGGTCATCCATATTACTAATAACTTTTTTTGCAGCAGGTTTCTTTTTTGTAAATGCTTTTTTAATTTTATCTAACATATTATTCTCCTAATAAAGTTTTAAGTTTTGTTTCTTCAGATTCTTGTAGACCAAGTGGTCCAGTAAGGATTGTAGACTTTCTACCTTTTCTTTTTCTCATGATTGCATCTTGTTCAGATTTTATTTTTGCTTTCTCTTCTGCTGACAGTTCTGCTTCTGGAGCTTCTGGCAAAGGTTGCACAGGTGGTAGTGGTGGCATTTTTGGTTTGAATATTGATCCCATAATTAAATAATCCTGTAATCATTATCTGCTACACTTTGTGGAGCAGTTTGTCTAGTATTAATTTCTTGAAGACCAACAGCTAGGTAACGCATAGCATCACAAGCATGAGAACTCCAATCGTGTACAGGTTTCGATCTGAACATTCTATTTTTGTCGATGTACTTCCTATGGTAATGTCTTAACGCATCTACTAAACTTTTGCAATGGTCTGTATCTATCCAACATCTAGATAGCAGCATGGTTACTGCGTGGATACCTTCTTCTACTGGTAGCTTCGGTACTACTTTAAACCTAACTCCTAACTGATATGCTATCTCTCTTCTGGTCTTTCCATTGCCAAACTCTTGCACATCAATATCGTGTGGAGCAAAGTGATCTTTGTAGATGTAAGGTTTTTCTTCTAGCAACTGGATATAGTGTGGTAAGCCATGACCTCTCTCTTCGTGGTAATCTATTATTTGTATTGATGTTCCTTTTTGTTGAAAGAATATAATACTACTGTGGTCTGCGACACCGAGATCCCAGGCAGTTGAGACAGGCAAAGTGGGATCGTAGGGAACTCTAGCTATCTGGTTCTTATCTTCAATCTTGTTAATCTCTTCACCATATATTGCACCTTCTATGTTTGCTATCCAATCACACTCAAACTCTTGCATATACTTCTTCTCACCCATAACTTCTTTTGCTTTCTCTAATTCTTCTGGGTCTACAATCTTAGTATCACTTGCTTTAGCTTTGTAGTTAAACCAATCTTCTGCACCATTTGCGTGTTGGTATAGATCATAGAAGTTGTTGTTCATTCCAGCAGGTGTACCAATGAAGACACAATAACCTTTACGATCTGATAGAGCTGGTCTAATTATTTCTGCAAAGAGTTTACCATCAATGTTAGCGTATTCATCTATGACACATCCATCTAGGTATATACCTCTTAATCCATCTGAGTTTTCTGCTCCAAGTAATGTTATTCTTGAACCATTGGGTAAATCAACTCTTAGTTCTGTTTCGTTAAACTTAGTGTTTGGTATCTTTGCTGTGAACTGCTTCATGTAATCCCACGCAATACTTTTGGCTTGTTTGAATGTGGGAGCTATGTATGCAAATCTAGGATTCTTCAACTTGCTCATTAATGCTGATCTAATCAAATGATTTATCATACATACTGTTTTGCCAAACCTTCTGTGGCACACGAGAACACTCCATCTGTATCTATTTATCTGTTGATGTAAATAAGATTGATGTTTTCTCGGAGTATAAGGTATTTTAATATTCATTAGTGTATCATCTTTGATCTTTCAATACTGCTTAATGGATTATAGTCTACACCTAGTGTCATCATTACATAATCAGTAAACAGCTCTGCTGCTTTCGCATTAGGTAAACCAACAAATCTAATAATAACATTATTTGTTTTCTTATCTATATAAGCAATACAATCTAAATCTTCGGTATTAAGATAATCCATATACTACATCTAGCTAATTTAGAATCGTTTTAAAGTAAAAAATAAAATATTGCATAAGGTTGAATAAATAGGTGCAGGGTTGTTTGTGGGGGTATGTGTCTGTGTGTCTGTTAATAAATCCCATGTATATATATATAATAAAACGACACCACAATCTGGGGGGTAGGGGGTATCGCGTTCTATAAATATAGTCAAAACTACAACAAATATTGGTAACGATAACTAAAAGGTTATCATTACTAAAATAAAAAACCTTTAAATAAATAGGTCAACAATACTTACCTATCCGATACTTATGACGTGGGTGGGAAGTTGACGTGTCAATGTAAGAATAGGATCATTTAACTATCTTTAACTATCTTTAATTTTCTTTAAACTTCTCCAAACATTAAAACTATTCTAATCTATATATGCGTCAATATGTCAACTTACATTAATTAACCAATATATTAAATTAAACGAAACAAACAAAACAAAGGAAACAAAAATGACTAAATTTAAAACTTTAATAAACTTTAAAGATGGTACTTCAATGTACTATAGAGATCACAAAGAAGCTTTTGAAAATGCTAAATCAAAAGGTTTAAATGATCCACAAAATTATATGTATATGTATTCAAAAGATAACAAAGATTATTTTAAGAATATTGATTATAGAAATTATATTAACTTTAATCAGTAATAATATGATCTATAAAATATTATTCTTTGTATTTACTACAACCTTTTTAACTTCTTTGATGCTTTATATCTTGCATTTATGGAGCATCTAGGGGTGCGACAAATATATACAAGACAAACAAATCAAGTTAAATTATAACAATAGAAAACAACTAACAAAGGGAAAACAATGAAAACACAAATAGACCAAAAAAGCCTATACACTCAAACAATAGGAAACAATCAAGTATTTTATAGCTACAATACAACAGTAGCAATTAAAACGCCTGTTGATACTTATGTTTGCGAAAATGTATGGTCAGTAACCACAGCGAAACACTTAAACAGAATAGAAGAATTAACAGGAAGCAACAGGGAATATCGTATGAGATATAAAGATTTTGTTAATCTTCTTGAGAATAAAAACATAGACAGAAAATATATATAATAGAAAGGATAAAATAAAATGAAATATCAAGATCAATATAATGATTGGTTAGATGAACTTTATGACACAGGAATTTGGAATTTTTCTAAACTCTTAGAGGATAGCGATCCGATTGCTTATAATGTAGGTTATGATGATTATCTTGACGCAAACGATTTAAACGAAGATGAAGAAGATGAGGAAGATGAGGAAGATGAATTGGCAAGATAAGATTATTAAAAAAGTTAATGAACGAGCCAAAAAAGAGGGTGTGAGGTGCGACTGTTCGCACCCTTTTTTTCATAGAATAATTGCAATACAAAGTAGTAAAGAAAAAACAATAACAAGACATAAACAAAAACAGAAAGCGAGTAAATAATATGACAAATAAAAACTTTGAATTAGCGTGTGAATTAGCTGATGATTTATATTTCAAATTCATAGACAATTTAAGTGATGATATAGCTAGTGAATTTGTAATTGCTGATGAAGATAATATAGGTAGCACAAAAAACACCGAGAAAGGTAGCAATTTATATTGGGAACTAGAAAGCACAATCAAAAACGCATTAGATAAACAAACAGAAAGTGAGGGAAAATAACATGAATAAATATAAAGTATCTTTGTCAGTTGACAAAAATTGGATTGATAGATTTGATTTAACATTTGAAGCAGATAGTGAGTACGAAGCCGAAAGTATGGCTATGATTGAAGTTAAACAAAATTTATCTGATTATATAACTGCGTATGCAGATGATGAAAGCGAGGAATAAATGACACATAAATATATAGTTTGGATTGGTAGTATTGATGAGTATTTTACAAATTATACTGATGCAAAAAAATGTTATGATTATTGGAAACAAAAAAAATATGATGATGTTAAAATAGAAAAAATAGAAAGCGAGAAATAAATGAAAGAATATATAAATTTAGATTTTGTAAAACCAAATAAAGATTGCAACAGTTGTGATAATATAACAGACAATGAATTTGTTTGTTTTCCTTGTGAAGATTTTCAAGTTAGACAAAAATATTCAAAAGCAATTTATGACACAGATGTAATTCCACCAGAATGGTACATAGAAAGCGAGGAATAACATGGTACAATTAACACCAGATCATTTTGAATTGATCGACAGAAACAAAGCCAAAGCATACGAGGATAGAAAGGAAATGAGAAACGAACTAATAAATTTTATAGAAAAATGCGACACATTGCAACTATCAAAATTGTATGATGAGTATAAAAGAAATAAAAAATAGAAAGGAAAATAATATGCAAGATTATAAAATAAAACAAGATAAGTACAAAAAATCTGTTGAAGTATTACATGAATTGATTGAAAGAAAAAGAGATCAAATTTATGACAATAAAGATAATCAAATTTATAAACAACAATTAGAAAGTTTAAGATCAAGCATAGAATTAATTGAGGAAGATATGCCTTATCTTAATCCAAATTATTAATGAATAAACAATTACAACAACAAAATTTGAGAGCAGAAATAAAAGAACTATACGATACTCTCAAAGAACAAAATGGTCTAGCTTGGAAACAAATAGTTAGAGATTATAACAACAAACAAATGGAGAAAAAAAATGACAATAAACAATTACGATACAGTAATAAAGTTAGCTGATAAAGGAGAAGTCTTTGAGTATCATGTGGGGTACTTACCACGAGATAGGTTCTACGATAATCATGTTCGAGATAAAGCAAACTTGCTTAGAAGATTAGCAGAGAGTGATGTTGTGGAATTATACCAAAAAAGATTGACATATGGGAACATTAATCATGATCCTAAATTTCAATACCTAGCAAGAAAAATATAGAAAGGAAAACAAATGATAACATACGACAAAGTAAAAATACATTCAGTAAGAACTGATGATACTTACTATGATAGCAAAAAGAAAAAGCATATCAAATATGCTAAACCAAAAGTAACAAAGAAACTTTTATTTGAAGATAATTGTTATGATCTTGGAGAACTGTATATGCAGATTAAAAACTGTCATGAGAGAGATCCATATCATAAGATAGAAGTAACTTTTAATTCTAGTTTAGAATACTAATCTTTATTATCAGAGGGTATATCAGTTATATCCTCTGATACATCAATCATATCATCTTGATTGTCTTCCCAGCTAATAGTCATTTCAGTTTTTTGATCTACCTTTTGAACCTTATTATCAGAATATAAATCAGTAATCTTTCCTGCAACCCATTGAATGAACCGAGTTTTTTCCCTCACCCAAAGCACCTCGTTGGGTGATTCTATTTCTTGATAAGAAAATACTTGCATTAATTTATCAATTAAAGTTTGGATACCTAGCTTTCTAGCTTCAGTAATCTTAGCTTCTAACTCTGGATTTTTTCTCAAGTAAGCGTAGAACTTCATCAAGCTGAACGGATACTGTTTGTTTTGAAGTATCTCGGTAAGCGTATTTCCGTCTACCAATTTTTCTTGTATGGTAAATAGATCTTTCTCTGTTATCAATTCTTGGTTTGGTTTTGGTGTAATAGTATTCTTTGATTTGCTCATCAGTATAGTTCCTAAATTGTATTAGTTTTGATAGTTGTTTTATTCTTGTTTCATCTGTGTAATTAGCTTTGTTAAACTTATCATAGTTTTGAAATCCGTGAAACTTACATTTGAAAACCTTACCACCAGATAGTGGATAACCTTTCATTCTACAAGGTATTTTCTTTCCCTCTCTTAACCCAGCACGAGTGAAGCCTTGGCAAAATACCTTTCTCATTGGTCGACCCGTCATTATTTATTTTCCCATGGTTTAATCCCATTGCGTTTATTGTATTCAACTTTCTCTCTGTATCTTGGGTTAGCTTGTTTCTTTATTCTGGACAATGCCGATAGAATTTTATCCCCACTAACATAAGTTGCTTTACTCTCTCTCTCATTATCTTCCTTTCTTTGAATGGCTAACTTACAGAGATAGACATTAGTTTTATCTTCTTTTAATTCGTTGATAGGGAGCTTAGATAATTCATCTAATATCTTCTCCCTATCCCCTGCAAAACTCTTAACTATTTTACCTATGTTATAATGTATATTGTCTTCTACTAATGTAGCTAATGTTTGGCTATCTGACGCTAAATGTTTAGCTATCTTAGGGGTTGAGATAGCTAATGTTTGGCTATCATAAGTCTTCTCAGCTTTCAAAAATGTATCATTAACAATATAAGTTTTACCAGATCGACCTCTAATATCTGATATGATATTTAATTTAACTAACTTAGATATTGCAGTTTTAATTGTGGCTCTACATAAACCAGTATCTTTAGCAATAGTTTCGTGTCTCAACTGTGCCTTGTATCCATTTTTCTTCCAAGCATATTTCATTATAGATAAGAATACATTTAAGCAGGTAGATTTTTCTTCCCCATTTAAAATATTTAAGTGATGATACAGCTTATAAGTTACATGGAGAAAACCCCTAGTTGTTACGTTCATTATTTATCCTTTCGTTTGGTTGATTTACATTTTAATTTGTGGTGGTCATGCAAGGATCTCAATATTATAACCCATTGATCCTCACTCATTAGTCTAAACTCTGTCTTAGAGCTACGTATACGCTTGATCCTAAAGGTTAGGCTACTCGGTGTCAGTTCCTTATAGAATACTAAAAAGCAGGGTATATTTAGGCGTTCAGCGATGATCTTTGAGAGGGTTGTAGACTTAAATTGTTGACCTTTATCATAACAAGTCTCGATGATAGCTAAAGGCTCATAACAATACTGACAACACTCAACACTATCAATATCTATATAAGCAATTTTATCATATTTCCTATGAAAATCTGAATATAAACCATTACTGAAAGCATACACATCTCTAGCCATTTATAACCTCATTTTTTTTAGGGTAATTTAATAAAGGATATTTTAAATTATTTAAAAAATATTTTTTATCTTTTTTATTACCAACTAAATAAACATATCTATGCTTAGAACTTCTAAAAATTCTTTTTGTTTTATCTCCTAAATGGTGTCTTGGATGTTTACCATTTTTACTTGCCATATCTGTTCTAGGTTTACTCGTTCCTGTAAAGTAAAAGTTAGTTGCTTGATATATAAAACCTACATGATTTTGATTTGTATCAGCATAAGAAACAACTATCTTTGGTTTAGGTAAAAGTTGTAAAGATTTTCCAACTAACATTGATGCTTCATTTTTTTTATTATATTTTAAAACTAATCTATTCAATTCAATTACAAAAGATTTATTTTCTAATCCAGCAATCCCCTTGCATAAACTGGGAGAAGCAGGAGAACCATAACTAACTATACCAACTAATTCATTATTTAAAAATAAACCATAAGCATAAGATATACTAGGCATACGCTTGGCATAATGTATATTTAAAATAAAAGGTTTAGTATCATTATAATTAATTTTTTTTACTTCATATACCATTATTTTTTAATATCCTTATCTCGTTTTCTTTCTCTTCAATCTCTTTCTCAAGTGCAAAAATTATATCAGCTTGTTTCTTAATATATTTCTTTGCTCGTTTTAATTCTAACTTGCAATCAGTTTCATCAAAGATTCCAGAGTATGTCATTTCTCGTATATAATTTTCTTAACTACTGATCTAGGATATGCAGTTATATTTCCAACAGATAGTTTATCTTCATCATAAGAATAAGAAGTAAAGATCTTAACTACTTTAGAATCTTTATAATATAGATAACCAATATCCTCACACCAAGAATAGCTGAACTTATCAACATCAGCTAGATCATCATACCATTGGCTCGAGCTGCATATGTCAACCCAAATTACACGCACCTTTTTATATGGTAGTTTTTTCTTAGTCATTTTCTCTCCGTTATACAATTATAATTATCCGTTGACAACCCATTAAAATCATTGTAATCGTTACAAAAAAAACAGAAAGAAAAAAAATGGAAAACGATAAAATAAAAAAAGCTGAAGATTCCTTCTTACTTCGTCAGAAGAAAGCATTCTCAATATTTAATGGTGGCGAAGGATTAGATCATTGGTCTTATTCATCAACATCAACACCTTTTGCAAAAAATTTATTAGGTTATACTTTCCCTCAAGAAGTTAGAAGGAAGTTTCCATTTAGATACAAAGCAAACTTTGGTAACTTAGTTAATAATGTGGTGCAGAAACAGATCGCAGATGTAATTTATAAATCTAAAACAATTAAAGAAACAGAATGGGATAAAGATTATAAAGTTTGTTTCGATCAAGAAAAAGAAAACATAAATGCAAACCCACCTGTTGACGCAAAGGATAAGTTCGGTAGAGAAGCGATGATTAAGTTTGCCGAAGATTGTATTCCAATCACAAAGAAAGTTGTGCAAGATATTATTGGTAAGGATAAATTAGTTTGTGAAAGATATGTAGAACTAAAAGAGTTTGACATGATCAAGCCTGTCATTGGTCGTATCGATTATGAAACTAAAACAAAATTTATAGAATTAAAAACTAAGCCACCTAATTTAAGAAAGGTTAAAGGCAAAGAAGAGTGGAAGATGATCACTCAAGATCTACCTTCGGAGCCTACGATTGAGAACCTTACACAGACTTCGTTCTACTACATGGCAACAAAGAAGATACCTCACTTGGTATATGTTAATGATAAAGATTATATCATCTTTGATAAGAGCCATGAGTTAATGAAGGCAGATCATTTGCAACATCTTTACAATATCATGATAGATAAAATTCTAACATGGGAGAAGATGATTATGTTTTGTGAGGGTAACATCAATAGATTAGCTAACATGATGGAGCCACCAGATCTTAATCATTTCTTTTACTATAAAGATTTAGCAGATGAACAAGTACAATTAATCAATAAACTATGGGGTATAAAAATATGAGTAGTGAAACAAACGTGTATCAAATGAAGGGAAACAATATGGGTAACATACATAAGAAACTTTACAACGCCTGTAATCATGCGAGTGGTGTAAAGAAAGCAAGCAAGGTTAAAGGTATGCCTTTTAATCCTTTGCTACATGATGACGTACAAAGAGTTGCAATGTCAGCTCTATTAGAAAATGGATTATATCCAACCTGCAATTATGTAACAGACATCACAGAAAAATGTGTGATCGTTACTTGCACCATGAGAATAACTGACATCGATGATCCAAAAAGTTTTATTGTGATCGATGGATGTACTGCCATGGGTGGATTAGATAAGTATGGAACAGGTCAAGCAATGTCATACAGTAGAAAGTATGCGTTCTTGAATGCTCTTAACTTAAAGACAGGTATGGATTTAGAAGATGGTTACAATGCTAAACCATTCCAACAAAATTCTGCGGAGCAATCCTCAGAACCTACCTACCTCGATGATGAGATAGATGTAGAAGAGATCATTAACAGGATTACAGAAACTAAAACTGTTAAACAATTATCAGCAGTTAAAAGCCAAGTAAGATCAGTTGTTGGTCATCTTAAAAACAATAACTTCAAAGCATACGAACAGATCAGAGATGCAAGTAGTAAGCATGAAGTCAAACTAAACAATAATCAACAGTAGTTGATATAACCAAGGAGTAAACATGGATAATAAATCCGAAAAAATATACATTAACCTAACCAAGAACCCAGATTGGAAGTCTCCAGAAGATAAACTTCCTATATATGTTGGTCCAAAAAATATGAAACATCCAGATAAGAACTGGACTATTGGAGTAAACATTAATGGTAAATGGTACAACCAAGCTGCGTTCCCATCTAAAGATCAAGATGGAAATTTAAAAGCTGGTGAGTTGACTATAATTTTAACACCAAGTGGAGCAGGTAAACCTGCGAATAATAGCTTTGCAAAAGCAAATGATGGTGGTAATAACGAATATACCTTTTAACTTAGGCTAAAGGGTATCAAGCAGGGTGGGGTTTTTTTCCCTTTCTATCGTTTTCCCCACCTTGCTTAAAAAAAGGATTTAATATGACAGACAATATAAAAGAACCAGCACACTACATAGCAAACAAGATTGAACCAATAGATTTTATTATCGAAAACAATTTTAATTTCTGTGAGGGTAATGTAATTAAATATATTTCTAGATATAAAAGAAAGAATGGTATTGAAGATCTTAAAAAAGCAAGACAGTATATAGATTTTTTGATCAAAAAAGAAGTTGAAAAAAGTAAATAAGTATGACAAAATTTAAAAGAATTATCAATGGGGAGTGTCATTTTCAAATGATTGAACTCTTTGATGATACAGAGAAAGCTGCAAACAACTCGAATAGAGGAGAGTTTGTAGAATGCAAGATCAATAATTTAAAATTTGATTTTGCAACAGTAGCAAAGGAGCATGATGGAAGACATCAAAGTTCGTCTGCAAAAGTTGAAGGATCTTCAAGCGAAGAAACACGAGAAGTATCTGGAAGCAAAGCACAAAGTAAATAAGTATCAACAAGATTCTTATAAATTACTTTGGCAAATAGAGCAGACAAAAGAAAAGTTAATGGCAAGTTAAGCTATTAACTTAATAGTTGAAAAAAAAGAAAGGAAACTGTAGGGGATCTATGACCATAAATGTAAGTCAACACTATAATAAACACATCAATAAACTAAATCAAAACAACTTTATCTACAAAGTTAAGAAAGCATTTTACCTTTTAACAAACCAAGAAGAAAGATTATATGAGGTAGGGTTTTCAGAAGGATTTTTGTACGCAGCAGAACTAATGCAAAGACAACCAATAATGGATAGCAATAACAAAACTAAAGTTGCTACTACATTTAAAACAAAGAACGCAAACTTGGAAGTCGTATCTAAACTTGTAGATAAAGTGTGTGAGAAATATACTGTTAGCAAACATGACATCTTTAGTAAAGGTAGAACAAGGGATGTAGTTCGAGCAAGAAGTATAATATATAATCTATTGTATGAAGGTTACAATGTTAGCCTATCTTCTATGGCTAGAGTATTTAATCAAGATCATACTACAATCATTCACTCTATAAGAAACAAACAAGATAAGAAAAATTATTGGGGTGCAGAAAATTCTATATGGCAAGAGTTCGAAGAACTAAAACAAATTAATATTTAACTGTAGCTTCTATATCTTTTTACTTTAGAAGCTATAGACTTAGGTTGCTTACTAAATTGTTTACCAGATTTTTTAGCTTTTCTTTTTGCAGCAGTAGTTCTTGCATACTCTGAAGCAGATAAGTTTTTTATCGCTGCACTTGGAAGATACCTTTCTCCAGTAACTGATGATTTTTTTCCAGACTTTGTTCGCCATTTCTGTTTGCTCCATGCTTTTAAACTTCGTTGTCGTTTAGCCAATGCCATTATCTGTACCCACCACCCTTAGACTTGTAAGTCTTAGCAAGTAATTGAGCCTTTCTTGCAGACCATTGACCTGCACCAGTACCCATTGTCTTTCTAGCTTTTATTTGGCTAAACAATCGCTTTCTTAAAGCAGGTTTAGTATAATTACCAGCTTTATTTACTGTACTTTTTTTCTTCATTTACTTTTTCTTTTTAGCTTTAGACTTCATTATCTTTTTCTGTAAAAAAGATGGTAGCTTTTTTTGTTTAGATGTTAGTTTGCTTTTACCTTTTGACTTACCATACATAACCATACTCCTGTTGTTGTTGTTTCTTTTTAAGTTTTAACTCACAATAGTTATCAAAGCAACTTCCTTCTTTACCATCATGACAAAAATATTCTCGTTTATGGGTTACTATCCAACCACCCTCATCACTCATTAACTGTTTGTCGCACTCTTTACAGTAGCCACATATTAATGATTGAACCTTTTGTTTTTTCCAACCCTTCTTCTGCATTAGCAGTTCCAAGCACGAAGTGATTTATTAATTCTTGAGTTAGGATCTCTTGCAGTTTTAGCTGAAGTAAGTTTCTTCTTCATCCCTTTCATCCTCGCACAAAAACTAGCTCTTCTTTTATTGCCTACCTTTTTACTTGGTGCTTTAAGATTACCACCAGTAGCTTTGTTATAACTTCTTCTACCCTTAGCATTCAATCCACCTTTAGGATTCTTTCCTGCTTTTCTCTGCCATGCTGGTGTCTTTGCCATAATCTATTCTACTATATTTTTGATTGCTTTACTACCATCTATATTTTCTTCTAACTCTGCTTTTACTTTACCACACTTATATTCTATATTATCATTTGCTCCTCGTTCAGCAACTCGTTTACCTTTTAAGCAATCAGACATAGCAGGTTGTATTCTGTGTTCAGTTAATTCACCTGCAACAAACATACAAAGAGCCACAACTGTACTAATGACTGTTTCCATTTTGTCTTACCTTGTCTTTTAAGTGTTCAACATCAGCTAATGCTTTATCTAATTGATCTCTTAGAAATTGTATATTAACTTTGTTCGTCATGTTTTGTTCTTGAGTTAATTCTAATTTTTCTGTTGTCTTATATAGATCCTCTATTAACATATATTGCTCTTGATCAGTAGGAAGTTGTTCGGATTTTTTAAGTAAGTCTGCTTGGAATAATTCTCTTGATGTCTCTAATGATGTAAGTCTAGCAGTTACTTCTGTGTATGCAAACACACCCATAGCCACAGCTACAACAATACCAATCATGTTTTTAACTGGCATAGCAACAGATGTATTCTCACTTATCTTCATTTCTTTTTCTTCTTTTTAGGAAAAAATACTCTATCCAAATGATTAGTAAGTTTGTCAAGCAAACCAAAAAAATTATAAATAAATCTATCAATCATCTTCCTTGACCCTTGTATCTTGTCTGCTTCTTTTGTCTCTTAGCATTTTTGTTTTGAGATTTAGTATGTATACCTTTACGTTTCTTAGGTTTCTCTCTAGGAATAAAGTGTGTGAATTTTTGTTTAGCCATTACTTCTTCTTCTTATATTTTTTTTTCTTTTTTTTCTTACCTGTTTGCTGCGAAAGAAGTGTAGGTTTCTTTTTACTGTATTGTGATACGAACATTGTAGGTGCTTGATTACTCATTACTTCCTCTTAATTAAATCTGTTGCTTTCAAACCATAGACACTTGCTATGACACCCACAAAAATTGATTGATACCAAAATGGTAGGTTAGAAAAGTATTCAAAGAAGAGCTGCATCTTCTCCATGTGAGCAGGATTGTCTGACCAAACTGCAAAGCCAAGCATAACAATAGGTACTGATAGTAAAATTAAAATGAACTCGTCTTTCCAATCTGAATTTCTACTCTCTAATAATTTACCTTGATACTCTGCTTCACCACTTGCCATCTTTTGAGCATGGTTCATCTGTGCATCTGCCATAAGCATTTTAGTTTTCTGCTTGTTCTTGTAGATATGACTACCTGCTTGAACAGCTAATTTAATTGCACTTAACCACATCTTATATCTCCTAGTATTGGTTTGTATTTTGTCTTACCATCTTCTTTGTAAGCTCTCAAGAATTGTTTTCTAGGTTTATCTGCTACACTACAATGAACCCATCCACTAGAAGGCTCACCAATAGTATAAAATTCAAGGATCATTTGATCCCAACCTTCTATATTATCTTTAATCCAATAAGCAAGATCAGCATTATCTGTGCCTGGACATTCGAAATCAACGGCTTCAGCTTTACAATGTTGACTATTAATTGAGCTACCTATCTTAACGCATAACTGTTCACTACGAAATCCAGACGTTATAATTACTGGACCAAACTTATCTCTAACTGGTTGTAGTAAAGTCTCGCAAAGGTTTTGTAGTTTAGCTATCTGATCAGAGTTAGGCTCGTTAGGTATACCCAATCTTATTGCTGTATCTGATTTAGTTAGTTCTTGTAGTGTAAAGTTTTCTGATAATTTCATTCGTATATAATCCTTACGTTAAGTTTCTTTTGTTCTTTAGTTGCACCTCTAGATATAAATGATCCTTTAAGATTTCTTTTATATCCATCTTTTGCAACATAATTTTCAACTTTTCTATAGTTCTTAGATTTAACATCATAAGCAGTATACTCACCTGTTGTCATATTTAAAGTAACAATATCTACTGGACCCAAACCACCAACTGGTGTGAACACAAGGAGATTAGGATCTTTACAAAGTCTAAGCTGTGCTTTTAATTCTGAAGTTAAGCCTGTAATAGCTTTTACTCTTCTAGCCATGATATTTAATGAAGCCTAGCAAGGAAGCTATAGCACCACCAATGAGTAATAATACTCTGAAGCCACCCTTACTTTTATTAACATCACTTTTTAATTCTTTTATATCTGTACGCATTTCATCTATTGCTTTGAATAAAGTTTTCATTCTTTCTGCACAAACTTTTTCGTGGTAAGAAATACGAATAGAGTTGTTATCCTCTATACCTTGTTTTAAAGTTTTTTTTTTAGGCATCCTCACCCCCTACCTCGTTACAAAAATAAGTTACATATAATTTCTCTTTATTAAACTTCTCTATGTTTTCATTGGTAACTTGAATAGTAGCTGCTGCACCAGACTTAGTACAATCTGTCCAGGAATTAAATTCTATTGATGATACTGTTGTGTTGTTGCAAAATCCTGTGATAGCTGAACAGATTGTATAAGCTAACACAAACTTCATTGTTAGATATTAAATGCGTCTTTAACTTCGTCTACTGTTAGACCTAAATCTTGCAGTTTAGTTTTAGCAGATGCTATTCTAACTTTCTTGGCATCTTCTGCTTCTTTTCTAGCAGTTGCGTCTATTGCAGCTTGTGCTTCTTCAGCATCTCTAGCTGCTTCTTCTTCAGCAGTGAAAGGAACTATGTTCCCATTTATGTTGTGATGTCTTGGCATAATTATTTATACTCCATTGTTAATTGTTAAGCAATACCATAAAGGCAAATATCTCCAGCATCTATGTTTCCAGACGACATCTGGAATCTAACTGCATCAATACTGTTAGTAGTGTTTCCATAACCAGCAGAAAAACTTGTTTGACAAAAGTCATTAGAATTATATTCATTACCAGTTGAAATAAAATGTTTTACAAAAGTTGTAGAAGCTGGGTTAAAAATTGTTAAAGAACCAGAAAATGATTGGTCGTTATCATTTCCTATTGTAAAAGATAATGGTTGAAATGCTGTTGATTGAGCTAAATCAAAACTTGCTTGATATGCTAATCCAGAACTATTATCTGCTTCATTATGATAACTAGCAAAAATTGTAGTAGTTTTTGTTACATTGTAATTAGAGCCACTATCTGTACTCATATTAAATTGAAAATTAACAAAATCACTTGCTGGGTGCATATTGTTAAATGTAAATACATACTCCTTATAAGTATCATCTAGCACCACACCATCAGAGCCATCAACAAAAGATAAAGTAGCAGAAGATGATGCTGTTAGCTTTTTAATAAATACCATACTGCCTAATCCAGTTATAGAACCAAAAGCAGTTGCGTTCTTTACACCATTATTTGATAACTTAATTATGCTCATTAACTATCCTTTATTCCGTAGAGTTTTATTTTACCAGCATCTATGTTGCCACTAGACATCTTGAATTGAACTGCATTTACTGCACTTGTAGTATTTCCGTAACCAGCAAAAAAAATTTCTTGTGATTCATTATCTGCTCTATAATTATTGCAGTTTGACATAAAATGTTTAACGAATGTTGTACTACTAGGATTGAAAATTTTTAATTCTCCAGTACCAGATTGGTCAGCTTCATTTCCAGTACCTATAAGTACACCTTGAAAAGCTGTTGATTGTGCTAAATCTCTACCACTTTCATAAGACAATCCATTAGCAGTACCACTTTCAGCTTGATAGGCTTGAAAACCAGTTGAGGTTTTAGTTACATTGTAATTACTTCCACCATCAACACTCATATTAAATTGAAAATCTACATTATCACTTGCTGGGTGGATATTAATAAATTCAAACTTATAAATAGGATATGTGCTATCCAAGACTACTCCATCACTTCCATCTACGAATGACAAGGTAGAACTAGAACTAGCAGTTAAAGTTTTAATATGTGTTAATGCTCCAACTGGTATTAGAGGAGCAGAGGTTACAGCACTTATGCTATTGTTGTTGTATTTAACTAATGCCATTTATGATACCCCATATAATTTTATTACTCCACTATCTATGTTGCCAGATGACATCTTGAATTGAACTGCGTTAATTGCAGATGTTGTGTTTCCATATCCAGCTACAAAAACATCTCCTGTATAATTTTCGCCACCTGATGGAAAATATTTATTAACTCTTGCTAAAAAATGTTTCACAAATGTTGTTGAGGATGGATTAAATATTTGCAACATACCTGACATTGTTTCATCATTAGCATTACCAACAGAACCTAATGTTTGAAATGCAGTTGATTGTGCTTGATCTATACCTGTTTCATAAAAAATATTTGCACCTGTATCTTGTTCATTATGAAAAGCATCAAAAAATGTTGTTGTTTTAGTAGTTGCATAATTCGAACCACCATCTGTTGAAAAATTAAATGTAAAAGAAGAATTTGAATTTGGGTGTATGTCATAAAACTTAAATACATAGCTGTCATAAGTATCATCTATTCCAGATGTAAAAGATATTGTAGATGAGCTTGATGCAGTTTGTGTAGAGATAAGGTTTAATGCTCCACCACTTAAACCACTTGGTTTAGTTGTGATTGCTGATAAGGAATTGTTGTTAGCAAAGTTAAGAGCCATGTTATGCTCCTATCAATGCTTTAACTTCTTCTTCGGTTAGACCTAAGTCTAAAAGTTTTTGTTTGCCAGATGCTTTTTTAGTTTCTGCGTCTATTTCTTTTTGTTTTAATACAGAGGTTTCGTTAGCTTCTAATACAGCTAATGCTTCTCTGTCAGAAATTTCTTGTGCTGTTAATTCTACTTTATTTCCATTAATTAATTTGTGCATTATGTTGTAACTCCATATAAACTAAATGTTCCACTTATTGTTCCTGTGTTTAAAAATAAACCTACTCCAGTTGCTGCACTTGAACTATCACTAGAATAATAAGCTGAACCATGATTTTGCATTACTTTTTGTGTGCCTTCTTGATTAGCACCCCAAATATTAAAATATACAGATTTATATATAGAAGTTGAAGATGGATTATTAATTATAAACTCTCCTTCATGAGCTGATGGTGTTTGTCCAACATAGTTATAAGATGTATATATTCCATTAGAATTATCAGTTGCAGTAGATGATTGAGTAACTGCAGCACTTGTTCTTTGAATAAAAAGAGTTCTATAATAATTAGATGTTGCAAATGAGCCACCAATTCTAAATCTCAAATAACTATTAGAATTTGCTGAAGCAGTAAAATTTATTGCTTTTAAAATATATTGTTTATATGTGCTGTCAAAAACTACATCAGATGTTCCATCAATAAATTCAACACTTGATGCACCACTAGCTGTTACAGTTTTAATTAAATTTAATCCAACAGTTGGTGTAGCAAAAGTATTATCTCCTCTTAGAAATGTAGAAGATGATTTAGTTCCTGTTGCTGTTAGTTTAGCAAGTGAAACTGTACTGTCAGACGGAACTCCCAAGTCTAATACATTACCCAATATTTGAATGAAGTCGATCACATCTCCTGTAACTAAATTTGATGCAAAGGTAATTGTAGAACCAGATACAGTATAAGAACTTCCTGGTTTTTGTAAAATACCATTCAAACTAACCAGCATATGATTAGCACTTTCTGGAGATACATTTACAGAGCCTACTTGCATAGTGTATGCAGCTTGACCATTGACTACTGATATTGCATCGCAGACTTGAAAGTTTCCTATTGTTGGTGTCTTACCTATATATGCCATTCATTAACCTTTTGGATTTGCGTCTTTAATTGATTTAATTCTAGCTTTCCAACCATCTATATCTTTATAGATTTCGTCTAGCTGTTCTCCAATATCTCCATATAAAGCTTTTCTAGTTGCTTTAACTTCGTTATTGGCTTCTTCTGTGTTAGCTGCAGTTTCTTGTGCTGATAATTGTGCGTCAGTAGGTTGTGCAATATCTAAATTCCACTCCTTAATGTAAGCACCATTACCATCGCTGTCATCTTGCAACATAACATCTGTTGTAAAATCTACATTTGAAACACCATTTGCTTCGCAGTATGATTTTATTTTTGTACTTAGTTGTGCCATAGTTTGTTCCTCCTTATTCTATAATTTTATGTCCACCAAATGATGTAGTGTAAATATTAGTTGCTTCAATTTTTGTTGTATAACTTCCACTACCTTCTGCATCTACATTGACATAAACTTCTAAATAATCTCCAGCAGATAAGTCTAAATGTAATTGATTTCCTACAGAAAATTGTAATCCAAAACCTGCATTTCTTGGGTCAATATAATTTTGAGCTACTACTGAACCATTTTTATATAATTTTGTTGCCATTAAAATTAATCTACTTGGGTCTGTAGAACCCATTGCGTTATAGTGAATAAAATATTTTCCACCTTTTCCAGTTGGAACTGTAAAACGATAATTTGTTGTATTATCAAAAGCACTATCAGTATCAAATTCTTTTTGATTAAAAGGAACTTTAGTATTAGACCCATCAGTAACAGTAACATCGTCATCTAAATAAGCATAAAAAGCTGGAGTGTTTCCTATCGCACCACTTGTAATACTATCTGCTATTAATTTTGTTATTGCCATAATTTATTTTCCTTATTCTATAATTTTATATCCAAAAAAATACATAGCTTGTGTATTTGCATAAGTATCTCTATTACCACCAAAATAATCATGTCTTAAATAAACTTCATAATAATCTCCTTCTGAAGCATCATCTATAATTTGTGTTTTTCTAACTCCATAATGTTGGTTAGCATCTAAATCATATGAAATAATAGTTGAACCATTTTTATTTATTTGAATACTTAAATGGTTAAAATCATTTCCATCGTTAATAGCACCAGAACAACATAAAAAATATTTACCAGCATGACCAGATGGAACGGTAAAACGATAATTAGTTGAAGCATCATAAGCAGAATTTGTATCGTATGTTTCAACATTATATTGAATTTTAGTATCAGTATTATTTGGAATTGATTGTGCAGAATTTCTTTTTGCTAAAAAACTTGGAGTGTTATCTCCACCAGCAACAGCAAATGTGTTATCTCCTCTTAGGAATGTAGTTGCGTCTTTTGTACCAGTAGCAGTTAGTTGAGATAAACCAACACTTGAGTTTGGTGGATTTACAGTTTGAACAGCTTTACCTAAATACACACAGTACATATCATCAGATGATGATGTAGCTTCTGTTAGTGTTAATGTAGTACCACTTGCAGAATATGCAGTTGTAGGTTCTTGTCTTACAAAGTTAATAAATAATGCTAACTCATTTGCATTAGTAACTGGATTATCCAATGTGTAAGATGTAGTCGCACTTGTAGTGAAGTCTTGCTTAGCAAAACTTGTGTAACTTAATGCTGGTTGGTTTCCAATAAAAGGCATTAATCTCCTATGTACTTATTGCATCTACTGTTGATACCCAAACGTCTAAAGATGAAGCTGTATCTGATATTACTTTTAAAGCATCTCCAGATTGAACTACAAATTTAGCTCCACCATCTAATACTTGTAATGATGAACCACTTGGTATTGGTGCATCTTTAATTAAATAAATATCGTTTGAACCATCGTTTATATAAACTGATGCTACAACAGCTGATGTTGTTATATTAGCAACTGATATACCTACAACAGTATCATAACTGTCTGAAGTAAATAGAGTTGCTGCAGATGTACCTACATCGTTGCTTGTGTATCGTCTAAAGTTCTGTGCCATATATTCTCCTTACTATAAAGCGATTGCCATTGCAATGCTAAATCCATTAGTTGCAAAATTACTTGTGTCTGTTGCTTCTACATTATTCCATGCAGAACCATCCCAATATTTAAGTACGTTACCAGTTGTATTGAAATATAATGCACCATCAATTAATGCGTCTCCATCATTATCTGTTGCAGGGTCGCTAGATTTTGGACCAAGATAACGATCATCAAAATTGTCGTATGCTAATTCTGCAGCAGTTTGAGCTGTTTGAGCTGCCGTAGCCGAAGTCGCAGCATTGGTAGCTTGAGTGGTTGCCGTAGTAGCCGAAGTTCCAGCATTGGTTTCAGAAGTCGATGCGTTTGACGCAGACGTTGAAGCAGCACTAGCACTTGATGAAGCATTACTTGCACTCGTTGAAGCATTTGATTCAGAAGTCGAAGCAGCAGAAGCCGATGAAGCAGATGCTGTAGCAGAGTTTGCAGAGTTAGTAGCTGAAGTTGCAGATGCCGTAGCAGAAGTTGCAGAATTAGTTGCACTAGTTGCAGCTTGTGTAGTGGGAGCATCCCAAGATGAACCATTGTAAAATCTAATATCGTTGTCTGTTGAATTGTAGTACATTGCACCTTCAACAAGAGCATCTCCATCATTGTCTAAAGTTGGATCGCTTGATTTAGTTCCTAAGAATCTGTCATCAAAACTATCAAAACTGTTAGCAGCATTAGTTGCCGAAGTAGATGCTTCACTTGCTTTTGTAGTTGCAGTTGTTGCACTTGTTGCTGCATTGGTTTCACTTGTAGCAGCAGCAGTAGCACTAGCAGCAGCATTAGTAGCACTTGTTGTAGCACTAGCTGCATCTACCAAAAGATCCCATTTAGCACTATCTGTATTTGTAGTTAAAGGTTCTACACCAGAAGATGTATGACCTGTGTTACATAAAAATATATTATTTGTTGATGTATCTTTTACAATATCTCTAGCATTGTAAGTAGTTGATGCAGACCAATCACCTTGAAAAGTTCCTAGTTCTTGTGATACAACAAGTTCACCATTATCATCAAAACCAAAAATCTTTCCTGCTCTTTCAGTTGCACCAACAGCAAATTCTGTAGATGTCATTGTGTTTGTTCTTGATAATTTAATTGATCTATCTATTTCTTCTTGCAACTGTTGAATTGCCATCATAGATCTATCTAATCCTTCTTCATGACTTTCTGCAGGGAATGGATCATTAGCAATATAATCGATTGCTTGTGTTTGTGGTGATGCTCTTCTTATAACCACAGTTTCTGTTGCAGTTGGAATGTTACCAGATGTAAATACAATAGTTCCACCAGAAGCAGAACCTGCACCTGTTACCGTATAATGTGTAGTTAAAGTCTTAACTGTTTCAGTAGCTGAAGCATCCCTAATAATAACTTGAAGATCAGCATCTGCGAATACTTTAAATGTATAGTTGAAGGTATCTAAAGTACCATTTCCAGAGTAGGAGTTTTTTACTGTAGTAGATGATATTGTCATATTAACTATTTCTATATATTATTTTGCAAAGTAATCAACTATCATATTATTAACATTTTTAACACCTAAAGCATTTTGTGCAATAAATATAGATAGCATTCTTCTCATTTCACTTTGACTTGGTTTATAATTTGGATCTGTTATTGATTTAACTAATCCTCTACTAGTGTTTATTATATTATCAGCTAAATCAAATGATGGAATACCACTTAATAAATTAGATGATAATTCTGTATTTCTACCATAACCAAATAAGTTTTCATCTGATACAAAATAATATGCACTTTCAGCAACACCTGGAATTAAAGTAGACCAAGATGATCTAAGAAAAGATATTTTTGCTATTTCATCTGGTGCTAATCTTTTCTTTAAATACTCATCTCTATCTCTCATACCAAAAGAATTTATGTATATTTGTGCAGAAGCAAATGTACCAGCACCAATCATTGAAGATATAAACCTTGAATAAGTTTCGTAATCTTGACCTCTTGTTTGATGAAGAGTGTACAATCCATTAAGTAATTGTTTTTCATAAGCACCTAAACTAAACATTCTAAATTGAACAATGAGTTTTACAAAATCTTTTGTAAACCATTTGTGCATAGATGCTAAATCATTTCTTTGAACCACTCTATCTATCCATCTGTTTAATCCAACAATATAACTTGATCTTGCATCAACATCCCAATTATCTAAACCTATTGAATCTACAAAACCTTTTTCATTTATAATAGAATGTTTGTTTATATTTTTTGCAATTTTATTAAATTCAGTTTCGGTCCAACCAAGTTGTCTATATCTAACTTGATCGCCTAATTTTAATTTATTATATATTTTAGTTGTACCTAAATCTTTTGCTAATTTTTTTACATTTTCTACAATCTTTACAGATAATGCTTTTCCAGACCAAACTTGTGAAAGCATAGTCATAGGATTTAAAAGAGAAGCATCTGCTAAAACTCTTTTTGCTTTTGCTGAATTATATTCCACTTCGTTAAATAGTGTTGCTTTATCATCTACTAACATATCATCTTGACCTTCAAGTCTAGCAGTAGGAGAGTTCATAAATTTATCTTGACCCATTGACATACCTGTTGCACGAAGTTCTTTTATTAATGGATCTTTAATATCAACTTCACCAGCTCTTAAATTATTAAAAATAGTTTCCATTTGTGGCATTGCTTTTAATGCAGTAGTCCAACCTACCTCACCTAAAGCACCATAAAGTTCAGCACCTTGAGCAAAACCTACTTGACCAAACAATCTTAAAAAATTGTAGTCTCCAATTAATCTTGCTATTCTTCTTAGTTTATCTCCTTTAGGATCAGATTTTTCTAATGGATTTCTTTTACCTAATAAAGATGCAGTAACAACATCTATAATTGCTAAGTGATCATCCAAATCATCATACTTAACATCTGGTTTTTTATTTCTATTTCTAACTCTGTTTAAAAAATTAGTTAAATCTCTTTTATTTTTAAATCCACCAAATCTAGCCATTGCTGCTTGACCAATAACTTGATTAGCATATCGAACAGTAATTCTTTCAGCATTTCTATCCATTAAATTTTTAAGAGATATAGATTTTACTTTTCCAGTTTTAGTTGATTTAACATCTGTCTTTATATTTATATCAAATGGTAATCTTCTTTTAGCATTTGAATCTAATTTTTTTTGTTCTTCTTTAAATTTTTCTTTAGGTGTTAATTCTCTTTTACCCATCTTACCCATGATCTCATCTATTTGTTCTTTTGTTAAATCTAACTCTTCTAAAAATTCTTTCATACCAGCTTCATCTGTTCCTTGAAAAGCTCTAGCAAAAACAACATCTAATCCATCATAATCAAACTTATTAGATATTTTTTTAACAATACCTTTAATCATTCTTTCAAAAGTTTTTGGTTTTATATTTGGTCTTATTTTTTCTAAAGCATTTGCATAAACTTTATAAATTTGTTCTAATCCATATTCGTCAATATTTTCTATAAGTTTTGATGTGCTGTGAACATGAGGAAAATAATTTTGAATTGGAGATTTACCCACATCACTCCAACCATCTCTTCCAGAATCTTTTGCTATTTCTAAAACATTTTTATAAACTGATCTTAAATGATTTGCATGAGATTTCATTTCTGGTGTTAAGTATTTTAAAAATTCAGATGTCTCTGGAAACTCAGCAGCATCTGCTATAATTTCTTGAAACATTTCATTTGCACGATAAGTTCCATTTTTTTTTATAGAAGGATTTTGTTTTAAAAAAGAAAGAAAAGCAGTATCTCTAGTTTTTTGAAACGGATCCATTACTGCTCTAAATTCAATATCTTTATATTCCAACATTGTAGCACCCTTAGCTCCAACAATTGGATCTGGAAACATAAGTTGAGCAAGAAGTTTTATTTCATTATCTGGAGATTTATTTAAAGATGATGACATACTAAATCTAAGAATAGGAAAAACACCAAACAATTTTGCTTTACCTTCTCTCCATGCTTTTTCATATTTAGAAATTGAATCTTCATCTGTATCTAATATTGATGCAACTTTAGCATCATCTGTTACTGTAAAATCATATTTGTTTGGAATATTTGGTTGTAATTTTTTTCTATTATTCATGTATTCTTTATTTGGTTTTTCTCCTATAGAAGATGCAAAATTATTAACTTCTTCTAATTCTAAATCATCCATTGCTTTCTTTGCAATTAAATCCATATTATTCATTTTTTTTGCTATATCTTTAGGTATTCCTCTTGATGCTGCACCAAAACCAGTACCTAAAACAAAACCACCATACATAGCATACTTAATATCTTCTACATTTTTCATTGGATCTATTGCAACTAAACCAGATTCTATTACAGCATTTTCAACTCCAACTAAGGCTCCATACTTTAAAGCTCTATATATTCTAGCCATTTTACCACCATAAATAGCTGGAGCTATTAATCCACCACTACCAATAGATAAAGCAATAGCAGGTAAATCAGCTGTTGCTGCAACCATTCTTGCAGAAAAACCTTTCCAACCCATGTTATTTAAATTATCTTCTACATCTAATCTTTCTTGAACTTGTTTATCTAAAAAATAAAAATGATCTTTTGATTTAGCATCTAAATAAACACCTCTTAAATATTCTGGTCTTGATTCAATTATATCAAACTCTTCTTGAGAAGGTTCGTAATTAAGATCTCTATCAAATTCATTTTTATTATATATTTTTTTAAAAGTAGATACTCCTAAATTGTCTATATTAAAAGCATCAGTTAATGCTTGACCATAAGAATATGTTCCTTTTGAATCTCTTTGCTGCTTATCTAAAAAATAAGCTACATCTGTAGGTATTCTGGAAGTTGGTTTTCCTAATCCAAGTTCATCACTAACAAATTTAATATCTTTTTTTTTTTTCAAATAAAT